ATGAAGGCTGCTACGCGGCTAATCAGTACGATTGACAACCCTATGCCCGAACGAGGTGATGATCTGCGCTTGAAAGCAGCGGAATCGCTCCTAAATAGGGTCGGAGTCAAAGCACCGGAAGAAGTAAACCACAATGTAACCGCTATACACGGCGTGGTACTGCTTCCCCCGAAGAATGAAGTAGTCATAGATGGATAATCAACCCGCGTGGCTGCGTCGTGCTATGAATCCCAACACTCCGATTACGGATGGGAACGAAACAGTACGCACCATCGACTTTGAGATAGATGGTGTGCTGTATATCGCACCTACTCTGCGTATGGGTAAGGACGGCTTGAAGCGTCTCACTCGTAAAGAAGCAGAGGATGAAGCCATTCGTCGTGGAGATGCCATGCGCGTTCCGGACGGCATGACAGGCACGGAGTTTTCTAACTTTGTCAGTAACACAATAGATGATGCAAGGAAGCACCGTGGAAGACAAGCAGGATCAAGCGCCGAAAAAGCGCGGTAGACCTAAAAAAGACGCGAATGCGCCAAAAGCCACATATCACTTGTCTACGAAGGAACGTGCGAGACGTGCAACGCAGAAGCGTCTCACTGCTGCCAAGAAAAGAGCAGCCAAAACGTCACAAGCTGCAGTGGATAGAAAACAGTATGCGAAAGAACTTGAAAAGACTGCGAGTAAAGTTGAGAAAGCGCTGCAGGGCACTGACTCTGCCACAATCGATCTTGGGGATTTGGATGGTTTACCAAGCGCAGTCAGCGATCTTGTCGGAGAGAGTGAAGTCGTATTTCAGCCGAATGACGGCCCTCAGACAGACTTTCTTAGCGCGAGTGAAAGAGATGTTCTCTACGGTGGCGCTGCCGGGGGCGGTAAATCTTTCGCTCTCTTGGCCGATCCTCTGCGCTTCTGTCACAACCCTAATCATCGTGGGCTTCTTCTTAGGCGTACTCTCGACGAACTGACCGAACTGATCGACAAGTCGCGTCAGTTATATGTCAAGGCATTTCCGGGTGCGAAGTTTCGTGAGTCTAAGTCCACGTGGGTCTTCCCGTCCGGCGCTACGATTTGGTTTACGTATCTAGACAGAGACAAGGACGTCACTCGTTTTCAAGGACAGGCGTTTAACTGGATTGGTATCGATGAGATTACGCAGTATCCTACACCCTACGTTTGGGACTATCTGCGTTCTCGCCTTCGTTCTACTGATCGTGAACTCCAGCAACACCTGTACATGCGCTGCACAGCCAACCCCGGAGGAGTGGGTGGTTGGTGGGTCAAGAAGACCTATATCGATGACATCGAACCAAACGAGCCTTTTCCTGCCTTCGATATAGACACTGGAAAAGAATACCTGTGGCCCGACGGTCACGAGAAAGCAGGTCAGCCGCTCTTCCTCCGCAAGTTTGTTCCAGCGCGGTTGACTGACAATCCCTATCTGTTAGCAGACGGCCAGTACGAGGCTATGCTCAGATCGCTCCCGGAAGTCGAACGGAAGAGACTTCTTGAAGGGGATTGGGACGTGGCGGAGGGAGCGGCCTTCCCCGAATTCTCAAGATCGCGGCACGTGGTCGAACCATTCGATCTGCCAACTAACTGGCCGCGCATCCGCGCAGCGGATTATGGCTACGCTGCACCGTCCTGCGTTTTGTGGGGTGCAATTGATTGGGACAATAATATTTGGATATACAGAGAATTATATCAAAAACACTTGACAGCAGAAGAACTGGCGGATAAAATACTAGAAGCGGAACAACTCGACCCGCTACCTCACTACACTGTTTTGGACTCGTCGTGCTGGAATAAGACAGGCTTCGGCCCATCGATAGCAGAAGTGATGATGAGACAGGGAGTGCGTTGGACGCCTTCCGATAGAAATAGAATTCAAGGAAAGATGGAAGTTCATCGTCGGCTAGCAAAAGAGCCGTACAGCGGTGAACCCCGTTTGCGTATGTTCTCTACGTGTACAAACATCATCAAACAAATGGCAGGCATACCCCTGTCTAAAACAAACAGTGAAGACGTAGACACTAAGGCTGAAGATCATGCCTACGACGCTCTTCGCTACATGATGATGACACGAATGAGCGGATACGCATCTATACATCAACAGCTTGGTGCGATCAAGAACCAAGTATATCAAGTTCAAGACGAAGTATTCGGATACTAATCAATGGCACCCGCAGGCGGCTCTACATCTAAAATTTTGGAAATGGGTTTCGATCCGGATACGATGACTCTGGGCCGTCTCGTTGAATTGTATGTTGAAAAATCGGGAATGAGTGCAGGTGCAGGCAGTGCTATGCGTACTACCTTCAATCATCCTGCCTTTGCAAAGTATAAAGAACAGCCTGTAATTGAATTTATCGAAAGTGCCTTAGAACTAGATCAGCAGGGCATGGCGTCTAATCCGCTTACTGTATTGTTTGATGATCCCGAAAGTTCTGTAAACAAAAAGAACAAAGCCCTAAGTCACGTAAGGAATATCGAAAAGAACGTAGCGCATCAGCTAAAAGTTCAGAAGAAACTAGGCAAATACGCAGACTCCGGCGGTGTTCCTGCCCTAAGTGAAACCGTCATTCGTCCGGATAAAGCGCCTGCGAGATCAGCTAAAATCAGCTTCGATCCCACTAAGATGGGCGAATTCCAAGTGAAGCTGCTAGATTACGCTGCAGCTAATCCGGATGAAGCGCACGTTGTCCGGGCTATCTTTGCGAATATGTATCTAGGCTTTCGTCCGGGCGAAGTAACACAGATGCCTGCAACCGCGTTACACGCTGCAAAAGAAGGAAGCGTTTCTCCGGGAATATTCATCCCTCCTGCACTCACTAAAATGAATGCGCCTATCAATATTCCGGCAAATCCATACGTGACAGGATTTGTCGCTTCTCAGATGCAGTCTAACCTTGCTATCGGAGAAAATGTTCCGGACGTGATGTTTCTTGGTCCGAACGGTAAGCCTATCCCGAACGGCAAGATCACTAAAGTGTTGCAGAATATAGGCGAAGTTGATGGCATCCTGTTCGACAACGAAACAGGAAAAGGTATCAACAGGCTTACATCAGCGTACGACCTGCGTCGTATATTTGCTACCGCAGCCTTCTTCAAGAACTATAGTCTTGTCGAAGCCGGACGAGCAGTAGGCCGTCCTATTAAAGAACAGGCAGGCGCACAAGCAATTTACGCATCTATGGCTCCGGGCATATACTCTCCGGAACAGTTTAAGCCCGTCATGGGCGTTGGCACATACTACTGGGAGCAGCTTGGCAAGGCTGCGGGACTGCCGCAGGGTGAAATTTTTGCTCCCGATCAAGATATCGTACAAGCCTACATCGATGCAAAAGGTCAAAGTCAAATCCCTTCAAGCGCTCTGCGTAGTGGACCCTTGGCTGACGTGCTTAAATTTAACAACGTGACACCTCTGATAGAGGCAAGCGAAGCTATCGCTGTTCTGCCCTCTCCGTTCAGTGCGGCAGGCGAAGTCATTGAGGGCGAAGTTACTGACGTAACAGGACGTGGCCCTGTCAAAGAGATGACTATGGATGAAGTGTTCGAAGCACTGAATGAGGCCATAGACGAAGATAACGCGCAGAAGGCTCTACCCGCACCGGAGGCTGAAACTCCCCCCGACGATCCGGACAAACCGAAGGGCGGCGGCACAGGTAAAAAGGTCGCTGGCGCGGCTGCGACTGCAGCAGGCATTCTTGCATCCGGTGCTGCAAAAGCAGCCCCCGCCGTAGGAGTAGCAATGCTACCGGCACGGGTGCAGGAACTTCAAGACAGGTACGGTCTTACTCCTACTATGGCGATGGCACTCGCAGGAACAGAAGAAGCTGTTGCTCCTGTAGGCATAGCTACTGCAGTAGGTGAGACTGCTTATGATTTAGGTGAACTTGCTGCAGGTGAATTAAAAGAGGCAGCAGCAACATCGTTCGAAGAAGAAACGAATACGCCTCTTACTGACAGAAATCTAACTAGAGAAATCACTTCACGGCTGTCCGGGGGACGTTCTTTGTTCTCTTCCGGCGGTTTCATAAATAAGGGAGAGTAAAATGAACCTCAATATGGGTGAAGGGTATATCATGAACGCAGACAAAACGTCGGTTGACGATCAGATGGGTGCAGACAAGCTGTATCGTGAAGGTCTTGAATTCGACACTAAGACTGCCCAAGGTGTACTCACTGAAGACATGCCTAAAAAGCAGTCTAAGACTACCGTCGATGGTTCTGTATTCAGCATGGCTGAACAGCGCGATTACTAAAGGGTAATTTTATGGAAGATAGGTTTCTAGAACCTGCGGACGATGAAGCAGTAGACATTATATCCCCCGACGATCAGATGCCGAACTTGGCGGAGTACATCCAAAAGAAGTTTGAAGATTCTGAGAATGGACGGTATGCGTACGAACAGCGTTGGCTGCAAGCATACAAGAACTTCCGGGGTATATACGATAGTTCTACGCAGTATCGCGACTCCGAACGATCTAAGGTGTTCATTAAGATCACCAAGACGAAAGTTCTTGCCGCGTACGGTCAGATTGTTGACATACTGTTTGCCAACAAGAAGTTTCCTATCGTTGTAGAACCTACCCCAGTGCCCGAAGGTGTGGCAGAATTTGCCCACCTCAAGACGCCTGTAGATGACTTAGTTGAGCCGGATGCCGGTGTGCAAGACCCTTACGGTTTTGCCGGTGATGGACGACAGCTAGGGCCGGGTGGACTGACAGCAGAGAGTCCGCAGGACTTTTTGGGTGCCTACAAGGATGACTTTGCAAACTCGCCAGTCGTTGAAGGCCCAGCCCGACTGGGAGAACCTCAGTTCTCTCCTGCACAGAAGTCTGCACTACAGTGTGAAAAGATCATACACGATCAGCTTATCGACACAAATGCTACAACGGTAATTCGTAAGAGTATCTTTGAATCCTCACTTCTTGGCACAGGAGTTGTCAAGGGTCCGCTTAATATGTATAAGCGCATTCACCGCTGGGAAGACACCGGCAATGGGCGCGAGTACAATCCTTACGAGAAGATCGTGCCGCGTATTGAGCATGTGTCTATTTGGGATTTCTATCCCGATCCTGCGGCCACCTCTATAGAAGGCTGCGAATATGTAATCGAACGGCACAGAATGAATCAGCAGCAGCTTCGTGGTTTGCTGCTCATGCCGCACTTTAGGTCCGAAGCTATCGAAGCCGCTATAGCCAACGGCCCTAATTACACGGATAAATACTTCGAAGACACGATTAGAGAAGATGAAACAGAGTCATACTACAACGAAACTCGCTACGAGGTTATGGAGTATTGGGGTGTAATTGACGCTACTATGGCAGCGTCTGTAGGTATGGACCCCGAAGATATTCCCGATGGCCTCACACAAGTTCAAGTCAATGCTTGGATTTGTGGTAGTCAAGTTCTGCGCTGTGTAGTCAATCCCCTCACTCCATCCCGCGTCCCCTACTTTGCTATGCCATACGAAATCAATCCCTATCAGATTTGGGGTGTTGGCGTAGCGGAGAATATGGAAGATGCACAGATGCTGATGAACGGTCACGTTCGTATGGCAATCGACAATCTCTCTCTTGCAGGCAACCTTGTATTTGACGTCGATGAGGCTTCTCTCGTTCCCGGTCAGAACATGGACATATTCCCCGGTAAGATTTTCCGACGTCAGTCGGGTGTGACAGGAACAGCCATCAATGGCCTCAAGTTTCCAAACACAGCGCCGGAAAACATTCAGATGTATCAGATTAGTCGTCAGCTTGCTGATGAGGAGACAGGACTGCCGTCTATCATGCACGGTCAGACAGGTGTTTCCGGCACAGGGCGCACGGCTGCAGGGCTGTCCATGCTCATGGGTGGTGCTAGTCTGTCTATGAAGACGGTCATCAAGAACGTAGATGATCACCTTCTCAAGCCTCTAGGCGAAGCGTACTACCAGTGGAACATGCAGTTCAACGACGACATGCTAGACGTGGGCGGCGACCTTGAGATCAAGCCTCGCGGTGTAGCATCTGTCATGCAAAAGGAAGTACGCAGTCAACGACTGATTGGCCTTCTTCAGACCGTATCTAATCCTATGCTAGCCCCGTTCATCAAGATTCCGAATCTTATGCGGGAACTGGCTATATCGCAGGATATCGATCCGGACAGCTTGGTCAATAACGTAGACGAGGCACAGGTATATGCTCAAATGTTGCAGGGGATGATGGCGAATGCTCAACAAGGAACAGGCGAGGGCGGTGGCCCCGCTGGTCAACAACGACAAGGCATGGCAGGGGCTGGAGGAGTATCTCAGCAGCCTCAAGGAGATGACGGTGCAGGCACTGATGGTGGCGCAATCGGAGTCGGAACTGCGCCAGTTGCAGGGGAAGATGGTTTTACTGGAAACGCTCCTCAAATTGAAGAATAACCACGCGGCGGTTGTAAAGGCAAACACAGATGGCAACATATAACTGGTATCATGGCACTCCCGTAGACAGTAGCCCTGCGCCCGATCCGGCTCCTGCGCCCGATCCCGTAGTCTCTCCGGGTGCAGTAACCGCGCCTCAAGATCAAATCGATAGCGGACGCCCCGACGGACGTCCTGTAGACATTCACAAGTTCAGTAAGGGCGTTGTACAAAAGGACGGAACCTATAAGCGGCAATTTACCGTTGTAAATGATTTTTCTAATGTAAAGTACGCCTCTCTGAAAGACTATCTAAAGGCCGAACAGCTTGGCGACAGGTCGGGATATTTTTCGGGAGTAGACTTCAACACTCCCTTCGATTCTACTAAGGCCCGCGCAGCAGAGGCGTTTGGTGGTATGGCAGGTCTTGCAGGATCACTGGCATTCTCTCCTGTTATGGGAGCGGCAAATTCTCAAGCTATACAAGACCCCACGGGACTAGGAAATAGGTTTATACCGGAGGGTGGGCTAGGCAACGTCTTTGCTAGCATGGCTATCGATGATGAATTTAGAAATATATATGAGATAAAACAATACCGGCAGAACGCTGCCAACGTGGGTAAAGACGGTGGCTTTGTTATGAACGTGGGCGGTATCAATATATATCGTCAGCCCGGAAAGGTAGGGTACAGGGGTCAGTTAGATCGCCTTGGTCTTGATCAACAGGGCGCTGCACAACTAGAAGTTTACAGCAAAGGCACTGCACACGGCACAGCAATTGCTAATGCAATTCTTGGTGGGCAGGGCGTCACAGAGGATATGATCTCTATGATTGGAGATGATCGCGTAATCCTTGAGACTGTCAACGGCGGATACCTTCTTAATGGAAGCTTTCACTACGGCACAGGCACCGCTGGCGGTGGTTATATGGAAGACCTAGATGCTGTTGCTATGAGCATGTTTTCTGTAAATAACACGCTTAATTTATCACAAGCCAAGGTATTCGCTAGTAGCTGGAGAAATTCAGCAAAAAGCATGTCCGGATTTTCGGGGCGTAATGCTACAACGCAGGAACTTATTGCAAATCTTCAGTCTTTCCAGCAGAAGGCTAGTGACTACGCTTCAAGCCTATCCTCGCAAAAAGAAGAAGCGATTCAATCAAAAGCTAGCACCTTCCTAGACAGTATTATAGCTGGGAAATACGAAAATACGGTAATGGATGATCTCAGACAAGACGTTAGAGAAACGGGACGAACAACTACCGAAGCCGTAGATCGCCTCATTGCAGAAGAGGATAGAATTGAGGAGCAAATGGCCGACGACATTGCAGAATCATACTCCGACTTTAACGAAGATGATTTTGATTTTGGTTATTCCGGATTTGCAGAAGGTGGCGAGGTTCCCAACGACGACTTTGATGCTTTGATTGCAGGCAACGAAATGATCCAGTCAGAAGGGGACGAGTCCGGGTTCGTAGGCCGACCACCCTCGCAAGTTACTGATGCAGAGTCAGTCGCTGATGACAAAGAGATGGTAGCCAAGGAAGAAGGCATGGTCCTCAACGCCGAAGCTGTCAAGCTTGCAGGCGAACAAGACGTAGCTGCTATGATGAAAGAAGCAGACGACTATCTTCGCAAGAACGGGGAAGAGATAGAGGACACACGCGAGTCCACCAACATTCGTATCTCTGAAGGCGAGGTATATATCTCTCCTCGCCACGCCGATGTAATTGGCAGATCACGTCTGCGTAAGATTAATGATCGGGGCGTACCCAAAACAGAAAAGAAGCTGCAAAAAGCAGCCAAGGGCGGACGTATTGGTTACGCAGAGGGTGATGAAGTACAGGGCTTCATAGATCAGCCGGGAGAGATAGCTGACACAGGTGATGCTCCCCGGATGAAAGCAGAGATTCCGCAGGGAGATATCGATCTCTTCAAGCAGTTTGCCGCTATAAAAGGTCAGCCTAAACGTGCAGCCGTCGAAGGCTTAATTGATAATCTGTCAGACGTAGGCAAGCTGGCCCTGCTTATAGTCACAGAAACCACAGCCCTAGCTGATCCACTGGAAAGTATGGAAGCAGTCGGACAGGTGGCTGTAAATAGAATGAATACAAACGATCCGGATTTTGACGACGTAGACTCTATCGTTGACGTTCTCAAGCAGCGCAGCAATCGCGGAACCGGATCAAAGATGTTTCAGTTTGACGGCCTAGAGCCTAGTACGGTTAAGGCACGAGCCAAAGACCTTACTGGAAACGTGGGACCGATGGCGCTCGACAAGATATATAGCGCTGCACAAAACGTAATTGATATGAATCCTCGACTGGGTGGCGATAACGTAGACGGTAGAGAACCAGCTATCCCACTCAGCGTCCTATACTACAAGAAGCCGGGATCAACAGGCGGCAACTTTATGGACGAAAGACACTTTTTTGAACCCTACACTACAATCGGCGGACATCAGTTCTACAATGTGAACTTTGAATTCCCCGGCAAGGCTAGTGGAAGGATCAGATACAAATAGTCGGCTACCCGTTATAACGGCCCCGACACAACCGGAGCGGCTACCCACAGCCAAGTGGCCCCGCGAGTGAGGTAAAACAAATGGCAAGACGAGTAAAAGGCCACCGTGCCAACAAGCCCAACGATTCTTTCGGAACGGTCAATGACGATAAATTATACCGGGGAAAGCATCGTGAAGAGGTCGATAAAGACGATGACGATGAAGAAGAGCAACTAGAAGCTGACGCGGACACCGACGAGGAGTCGGCTACTCCACAAGAAGCACCTAGCGAATCATTTGCGAGTGCGGATGAATCTCAAGGCTCTGACGAATTCAAAAAGCGTTACGACGATCTCAAGCGTCACTATGATAGTAAATTGCAAGAGTGGCGAGGTAAAGAAGAGGACTATATCGCACGATTAGCTTCCTCAACTGTACATCGTCCTACTGATGATTTTCCTTCAGACGGGTTAAACTTGGACAACTTCAAGCAACAATACCCGGACATGTATGACGCTATCCATAAAATATCTTCCTCGCAAGCTGAAGCACGAGTGAAAGATATGGAAGCTGAATTAGGATCAATTAAAGAGCGCGAAAAAAAGCTTGAAAAGCAAAAAGCGTATCAAGAATTGCTCCGTCTTCAGCCCGACTTTGAAGAACTAAAGAGTAGTGAAGACTTCACCTCTTGGTTACAGGACCAACCCAGTACCATTTCGGACGGAGTGTACAACAACGCTACGGACGCACGGTGGGCAGCTAGGGTGGTTGATCTGTACAAAGCGGACAAGGGCTTGACAAAGAAACCAACTCGTTCCCGCAAGAAAGAAGATGCAGCACTGTCTGTTTCTACTCCTGCCGCAAAGCAGGTAGCTACGACTGCGGGGGACAAGCGAGTTTGGAAAGCTTCAGAGATAGGCAAGATGAAGCCGTGGGAGTTCGAAAAGCTAGAAGCTGAACTGGACACCGCACGTTCTGAAGGCCGAATTGACTATAACTCTTAATCCACCTCTTAGGAAGGAATGACTAATGGCTTTTAATAGCGCGTCAGGTCACAATAACCTGCCTTCCGGTAACTTTACACCGGAAATATTTAGCCAAAAAGTTCTCAAATTCTTCCGTCGCGCTTCGGTTGCAGAAGATATTACGAATACCGACTATGCTGGCGAAATCGAGAACTTTGGCGACACCGTTCGTATCATCAAGGAGCCGACAATCACCGTCTCCTCGTATGCGCGTGGTTCAGTAGTAAACCCGCAAGACCTTGCTGACGATCAGACAACTATGGTTGTCGATCAAGCAAATGCTTTTGCGTTTAAGATTGACGACATTGAAGAGCGTCAGTCTCACGTCAACTTCGAAGCCCTTGCTACTTCTTCGGGTGCATACTCGCTGAAGCGTAAGTATGACGGCAATATCCTCACCGCGATGTTCGACGGTGCGGGTATCTCTTCAGAGGCTAGCCCAACTACTGCTCAAGTCACTGGACTGGGTACGGTTGGCTCACCTCTGACTTCGCAGACTGGCGACAACCTCGTCAACATCATGCTCAAGATGGCTCGTGCCCTTGACGATCAGTCGGTTCCGGAAGAGAACCGTTGGTTCGTTGCTGCACCGGCTTTCTACGAGACACTGTTTGGTGCGGGTGCTAAGTTCGCAGAAGTACAGGTCACTGGCGACGGCACTTCGCCGCTGCGTAACGGCCTTGTCATGCAGGGCAACATTGCCGGTTTTGCTTGCTACAAGTCAACCGCAATGAATGCTGCTGGCACTGATACCGTAGACGTAACTGGTCTTGGCGCGGGTGAATTCCCTATCCTTGCCGGTCACATGTCTGCTTGTGCAACCGCTTCGCATATCGCGAAGACCGAAGTTGTACGTTCGACTGAAACCTTTAGCGATATCGTTCGTGGTCTGCATGTGTTTGGACGTAAAGTCCTTCGCCCGGAGTCTCTCGTTCGTTCCGTTATCACACTGTAAGGGAGGCATAGATGGCTACTTATACCGTAACTGGCGCTGTCGCAGGCGTCCCTCTTGGCATTAAGCCGCAGATCGTAGAAGTCGTTCTTGACTTCTCGTCTACTAGCCTCACTACTTCGGACTCCGTTGAGGTTTTCGAAATGAAGGCAAACACTCTCGTCCTCATGGCGGGTGTGGAAGTTCTCACCGTAGCATCGACTGGTTCGCCTGTCCTTGACCTTGGTGATGACGCAGACGACGATCTCTACGTTGCTGCTCTTGACGGCACTGCTGCCGGTCACGAGATCAACAACGCAGCCGGTACTGCAAAGCTGTACACCGCTGCCGACACTATCGATCTGATTGCCAATTCGGCAACCTTCGACGGTAAGGTACGCGTGTTCGCAGTGATTGCAGAAATGGGCACTGCTGAGACAGCGGCTACGTTCGCTTAACAAACTTGTCAGGGGGGTGTGTTGCCCCCTTGACACTCTTTTAACTGCATGCTATAAGCAGGAACCCCTGCCGGGAAAGTAACAGGAGTCCTGCATGAATTACATCACTAGCAATGTGCCCTACTTTAAAGCGTGGGTACGCAGAGAATACACAACCAATCACGACAGATATCATGGTGAATTTTTACACGCTATGGTGATTGGTGTAACAACGCTACCGATGCGAACAATGTCTTTTCAAGTATTGTTCACGGGATGTGAAGAAGAAGATAATGTACATGGCGGAGCAATGTGGGCACGAATGCCACTCACCGCTTTAGTTGGGGACACACCCTTAGATGACTGGCCAAAACCTCTACCTACTTATTTGGCACAGCCGTGGGACTGTCAGTCACATCATCACGCAGTATATGTCCTCGACAGGGCCACACCAAGTCCGTGGCTTGCAAAGATTGATGGGGAGTTCTACCCCGCAAAGT